AACTCGAAAATGATAAAGATCGAACGACTAAAAGTAGATGGAATATTCCCCTCCCTACAGAGTATTATCCTATGGAGGTTTTACCTCCTCCATGGACCACACTCTATAGAGAATTGGGAGGAACTCGAATCTACGATTAAATCACTCTACCCTACCGAATTTCAAATCAATAAACTGTACCCCCAGTTTAACGTCTTAGGGTGGACTGAACTACAGAAAATCATACCAAGGTCATTAATCAGCCGTTATGACGGCTTCATGTCACCCGGGAAGATGAGAGCATTATCTTCTGGAATTCTTTGGCTGAACGGCGCGAAGCAATCCCTCGAGGGCACGGTAAACATCGCTCTAAATAATTTACCAGCCCCCCAGGGAATATCGTTATCGGACAAGCAGCAGTCATTAGAATTTCTAGGGGAATCACTCCAACTTTCTTGGACCTCTTCCAGGCAGATGAAAAGGCTTGAAGCTCATATGAAGAGCCTCCAACAGGGCCAGGTCTCGATGGACTGGTCCGTTCTGCCGAAATTGGTTGAGGGAGTGGTTTGTTACGGGATCCCCATCTGGGTATTCCTCCCAGTGGAGATGCGACGGATAGCATCCCGACCTCCTCGCCCAGATCGGGCGTATCCAGAGGTATCAGGGTGTGCAGGTCCTCGTCCAGGTACTCCTCCCGAAGATTCGGGAAGTTTTCTGGCAACATCCTCCCCGCTTGCGCCCATAGAATGGGTCCGAAGGGGGCTGGAGGTGCAGATTTACAGGACGGGCCTGCCGACCAACAATCAACCGGGGTTAAGCCCGGGGGTTCACAAGAGGAAACGTTCGAGGAAACAGAGGAGTTTAAAGCTTGCTGAGGTAGATCGGGTTTCCCCGATCGACACAGAGAGTCAGGGGTGGTATCTGGATAACCAAAGACCAATCCCTCCTCATCTGCGGACACTGAAAAAGCAGAAGGTGCTGGATATCCCAGCTCCTCCTTCTGCCCCCCCAGATACGTCGTCTCAGATTTGCTTTCTCCCCTACTTTTCTCACCCCCCACTGGGGGGACGTCCCTACTATGTTCCTCCGAACAATGTTCCGGTTGAGTGTCGTCGACCTCAAGACTTTTGGTCTCAACAATGGTCGCAGGCGTGGGCTCAAAAGTGTTTTTCTGAATGGTGCCGGCATTACTCATATGATGTTGAATGCCAGGAACGTCCCATGGACGAAAGTCTGGAAAAAGGGAAGGAGAAGGTTTCCCCTGACGTGGAAGATTCCACCCCAGAAGTTCCCCTTCCTCCCCTATGTCCGGATACACTGAAACACTTAAAAAAGACCCCCACCTCATGGGTCCCTCCAGCCATGTGGGCAACGAGAGATCTGCCATCCCTCGAATGGGAGTGGCAGCTCGTCCCGTTTTGCGGCTGGATTCCACTAAATAACTTGACAACTGCTGTTGTCTGTACGAGACTCGACATTTCAATAAGCTCAGGACATCTGATGTGCCCTCCACGCGGTTTGGTAGTATTGGCAGACCCAGTCCCCCCAGGTGTTTTGGTATCCACCAAGACACTCCGGCCGGAGCTGCTGCCAACACACTTCGCTGATTTGCGAGGAATCGCGAAAGGAGCCGGGCTCGGCAATCTTTGGAAAACGCTCCTTCGAGGAGTAGCCAGCCCACTTGACCTATGTCGGACCACGGTCGCCTGCCCCCACCTTTACTCTTGTGGGGGCGCGCGTATCCGTAGTTTACGAAAGGAACTTCTTCGAATGAAGTTCGGACCTCTGGGGAGTCGAGGGGACAATCGACACCCGGATATTCATATTGAGATTCCAGTTTTTGATAGAAACACTGAGAATTTATCTGTAACCATGAAGGCGCCCAATACGTTTTTCCAACGCTGGACTCGAACCCATAACCATCAAGAAGAGCATACCACCCAGCCTTCTGGCGGGGAGTGAACTGCATTACGCAGTCATCCCCGTTGATAAGGATGGGCAATTTGCTCAACGGCAGGTCAGGTGCCGACATATCCATATAATATGCCTGACTACACAGAGCCGCGTTGACCAAGCAGAGAGTGACAAAGCTGAGGGGTCCCCCCATCAGCTGGCCATTCGCCTGCCGGATTACCGCGAACTCACGGGTTTTTCCTTTTTCCTTCACAATTTTCTTTTCAAATCTCAGTTTCTCACCGGAAGCCAGGGTAACAAAACCCTGTTCCCAAACGTCTGGGGGGAGATCGCTTTTCGAGTAGTGCACCCGATGGCCACACAATGATTGTGCTCCAATCCTCCTTTCCCAATTCTCCAGACGCAGATTATCCGCCAATCTATTCCATGTCTCCAGTATCACCCATCTCCGCATCAGATCAGTGGCCTGTTTGTAATCACCAGATAAAAACCATTTTTCTGGATCATAGGGGAAGATTTCCTCTAAGAATTCTCGATCACAAGTATGGCCAACAAGCCGAAACATACGATGTTGCGATAGTCTAGCCCAACACAGTTGCTGTATGGGACGAAGACAAAAGTAAGGCCAGGAAGGACCGCACGTTGCAATGCGTGCCTTCAAGGATTCCTTTATCGCGGTGAACCGGGCGTCGAAGCTCTGTTTCTTATTGTCGAGCTCCGAGACGAGGCGCTTAGTAGCGGAACGCGGATTTATACGGGTCTCCAAAACCCCAACATGAGGATGATAGCTCATCGAATGCAACTTCGATGATCTACCACTCCCAGTTCGGAGGGAATGAGACCACGCCAACCCAATGCGTGCCGCCGAGCCCCCGTCAATCGACTTTGAATCGACGTACCCGGAAATACTGGGAAAGGACGCAGCTTTCTCGCTATATATCCTTTCATGGAATGATTTTCCCAGCTTTGGTGGAAAAATCTCATCAACGACTTCGTGAAGCTTCTCACGAATGAGTATGTCGTTGAAAGATAGAGGCTCCTCTTTTGGCTGGGATACCCGTTCGACGGGGTGCCATGCCTTCTTAAGGAACTTTCTGTCTCGATACAGTCTCGCGTTCTCTGGGAGACCGCGAGTCCGATCTCCAATGGTTTTCATATGATCAACCCCCGCTCTCTGCACGAACTTTCTAGTAACGGTAGGGGCTCCCCTCTTTAAATTTAAGAGGGTTTGAGCCTTCTGCAGCGCCTTAAAATGTCTCGTCGCATTTCCAGATAATGAATCTGATTTGCAAGACATTAGAATACGCCGCACATACCGCCGAAAGGAACCGGCAAGGAGCGAGAGTGGTTTGATCCCACGACGCAACGGGTCTGGAGGAGAATCCATACCCGTGGCCGCGGAAAAGAGGGCAGGGCCGAGCCACTTTGGAACATCTTCCGAAAGTAGGCCCGCACCCTTTCCATAGCCCTCCCACAAGCGGACCATCCCTGAGACAAGGGATTTCCGGTCCGTGCCACGAAAACCAAAGGAAACTTCGATGACCTCAATGAAGTGGTCCACGAAGTCCGCGGTGCTGGGTGGGGGTTGTCTAGACCCCCCCTTCATTACACCGTGATGCGCCGCTCCCCCTACTCCATGGTGGTACCCTTTCCGAGGGTTCCCACCGGGGGGGATAGGTGTCCTATCAGCCAGGACGGCTTCTACGCCGCCCGTCTTAGAGTTGCTAGCATTACAGCTAGACAT